CTTGGAAGGCTTTTGATTTGATGAAATGAATTGCCGATTCTCTATCAAGTTCTTGATGCTCGTTTAGTTGTCGGCTGAGAAAGACCTTCTCGCTTTGAAGATCGGCAACGGTCTGCTGAATCATCCCACAAAGGATGTTTCGCGTGAATTGGCACTCGGCATCGTGCCGTTCCTCAGCGGTCATCATTTCCGCTCCCTGCGGATTTGGCGGTTCATCCACCAGCGGCGGGTTTGCTCCATCTCGCAGGTGGCTTTTATGTTGCCGATTAAATAACCGGCGATGAATGCACAGCAAGTGCAGGTGGCGAAGAGTGCCAAGAATGTTAGTGGTTCCATATATTTTAGATGTTGTAGAATTTGCTGCGCACTTGGCTCAGTGCCGTTTTTTCCTGCTCGGCGTTTAGGCCGACCTTGATGCCGCCGTCTTGATTCGGGAAAAGCTCGACACGCTCGATGCTGGTCACATACCAAGCCGACCCGCCGCGAACTGCCTTAATACGATTTGCTATGCGTGTATACTTGTAAGCTTTTGCAACCGAGCCGCCGGATGTATATGTCATCTCGGCTCCGATTCGTGATGATTTCGCAATACCGAATGCGGCGAGTTGCTTCTCGGCAATTTCTGTTGCGTTAAGAATGTCCATTGCTGATGCTGTGGCTGATCTAGCCTTACCATTTACCTTTTCGAGGGAGTCGGAGAGTTCGCGGCCTTTAGTATTTAGTGCAACTTTGATTTTCATTTTTGGTTTTCTGTTTTTGGTTTGTATCGGAGGGTTCATCCCTTTCGATGTGCAAACAATCCTAGATGTCGTTTCGGATGAAAAGAAAAATTTTCACGAAGTGTGAAAATAATTTTTGAGAAAAGGCTTTACATATGCGCTCAACCAATGCTGGAGCGCGTTTGCGGCTTGGATAGAAACCAATTTACATATTGGAATCTAACTAGGTAGGGCGGTATAATTTCACCTCGCGAACGCCTTGATTGGTCTGTATAGTTGCTTTTTTTGTTTCAAGAATCCCTTTCCCTATTGCAGTTTCAACTCGGCAAGAAACAGCTGCGATGGTCAATTTCGACTCTTCGGCAATAGCGCGAATTGTCTTCCAACCTTGCTTGGCAAGGTCTTTCTCGCTTTCGACTTTTGTTGAATCGTAGAAAGCCGCCCAGGCCTTTTCTAAATCGGCAACAGCCACGGTTGATTTATTTTTCGCTCGCATAGGTTGATGTTTATTGAATTTTCCTTGTAAAAGCCATAGGCGAATCCCTGCGACCAAGCGAATGTTGCGCGGCGTGTCGAAGCATATTCCATATCAAAACGAGCCAGCATTCCGGTGCAATAGCCCGAAGCGCCGTCTAGCGTGCGAGCGCGTTCCCATCCGACTCGGTGCAGGTGCGCCATCACGCATTGGCCGTATGTCTCTGCGTGATCGCGGATCGCTTGCACGTTATACATATACCCGTGAACGAACTTCGTTCCGCCTAGCTCGTAGAAGCTCCGAATGTGATACGGATACAGCCGCGCCTTGAGTTCCTTCGCGGTCTTCTCGATGGCTTGGATCGTGAGCGTAGCGGCGTGAGCCGCGAGCGCGTTCGGTGATGACGCGAGCTTGTAGAGCCTCGCTTCATGGTTTCCGTATAGAATATGTTGCGGTCTGAGTTCGTGGAGAAAGTCGATACCGGCAGAAAGATCGTCGCTGATGCTCGCGGCTCGGTCGCTTGAGTTCGGGTCGGAAATAGCGCCAGAGCGAAAAGCGGCTAAGTCCAAAAAATCTCCTAGATGAATAGTCATGTCAGGGCGCCAGCGGTCTTTAAACGTCAAGACGGCCTTGCGTGCCTCTGGGTCGATCTGGTCGCCGTGCGAACATCCGACAGCCATCCATTTTTTCCATCCCTTCATTTAAGTTCTGGAATGTTCCGGTCGCTACGTTGCTCCCAAATCCACGTGCGAACGGCCTCCATCGTATCTTCGTCGAGTTTTGCGAATGCTCCGCTCTCGTGTTTTAAAGCGCTTCGAAGCTCCTGATCTATGTCATCCACCAAGATTAAAATATCAAGCGACTTACAGGCCACCTCGTGCTCGTATCGCTCGGTCTCGTCGAATTCCAATGTCATTTTCATGCTTCTTCGTCCTCCTCTTCTTCTTCCAAGTCTGGGAATAAAATGCTGAACGAGTCGCCTGCAAGTCCCTCGACGGCGTATTTGTTTCCGAAGACAAACTCACCGTGCATCGTCTCGCCTGCTTGCTCCCACGATACAATGGCGAGGCCGCAATCGTAATGCTCCGAGAGGATGCGCTTCGCTTCTGCGAGTGCTTCCGTGCGCTCCGATTCAACCGTCGGTTGTTTTCGTTTTTTCAAGCAAGGATGTCGATTTTTTTTGAAACTCTGTTGCGTAAATTGGCGAGCATATCGCGCTCGGTCATGCCTTTCGCCCATGCTGGACGCAGCTGATAGTGCGGTTCGTCAACGAATTTCCAGTCACCGCCCCATTCTAGGCCGAGGCTTTTGCCGAGCGTTCCAAGTTCGTTGTAGAGCGGGTGCTCGCCGCAGTATTCTTTGCCGCGAAAGATGCCGATATCGAAAGCGATACCGAAATTATGATTTGAGTGGCCGGCGGCGGCGTTCGTTACTTTCTTCCCTGGCGTTGTTCGCCCCCGCGCATAGAGCGCGTCTTGCTCCATGTAGGAGCGGGTTCCGCTGATGATCTTAACGTCACAGCCCACCTTTGCACAGATAGTCTTTGCCACGCCTAGGAAGGCGCGTGCGGCCTTTTGCATCGATGGGTGGAGCGTGGCAAGCTGAACCTCGCTGCGGTCGTCAAAGGTCATTTTTTTAGCGATGGTATTTCTGGAAGCTCATAGCAGAATGTTCCGTAGGTCGTCTTCAAACATACCGACGGATTGTATCCAGCGCAGGACGTGAGAAACGCCATGCCCAAGAACGCGAATGAAAGAACAATCATCCAAAGCGCGATGGTTTTTGCGCTCATTTTTCCTTTCGGAAGATTTCGATAAGTCCGATTATCGCCGCAAGTGCCGAGCCGATGGCATCCCACTTAGACGGGTCTAGGCTTACGCCCACTAAGCTACCAATTATCGCGACCCCGCGAATAGTGGACGGTTCTTTCAATTTCGAGAATAGTGCTTTCATGGTTTTTTTGATTTCAGCATTTTATACAAGGATACCGAACCGATGCAAATTCCAAGGACGAGAGAGAGAATGCGAAGCCACGCCTCGGCCTCGCTGAACGAGATTAGGACGGCGGTAGCTGGCGCAGACGTTCCGACGAACGTGTGGAAAGCGTGGCCGTTCATTAGCTCAGACCGCCTTGGGTGATGAGTTCTTCGGTAAGTGTGCATGGCTGGAGAATTATCGTGCTCCGCTCGCCTGCGGTCGTTAGTTCGATCTCGATCTCGGTTGTTACCGAGGTTGCATTCAACAACAAATCGCGCACGCCGAACGTATTGAAATCAACGGCGGCGGTCTTCCCCGGTGCTGCGGTCAAGCCGCTTTGCACTTGTAGCGTTGGAAGATCGGTGAATCCCTTGTCGCCGCCAAATGTGAGGTCGAAATAACTGCCTTGGATTCCGCTTACGGTCAGGTTGTTCGCGCCGATGTTTTCGAGCGATTGTAATGCAATTTGTAATGCAGCAGCGGTCGTTGTGGCGTCAAGCGGATCGGTCTGGCGTAGGATCGTGGTGGCTACGCTGCCCGTTGTCACCGTGCCTGTGCCAGTTGTGATCGCAGTTGATCCCGCTGTTATTCCGAGGAGGAACTGGGTTGTTTCGGGAATTTCGCGAACGAAATACTGGACGCCTGCCGTGTAACCGGTCAACGCGGTGAAACCGGTTAATACGATGGGCTGGGCGAGCGAAAGGCCGTGGTTAGTTGCCGAAATGAATACGCCGTCGGTGACCGTGCTGGAGATATCCACGTTGTAGCTCGGAGCAGTTATTCGGAAACTTCCGAGATACGGAGCGCGTGAAAATGAGAGACGCTGGACTTCGTTGTTGATCGTCGAGCCTGTTACCGTGGTCGCAACGCTGACCGTCAATGCCGTTCCAAGATCAGTCCATGTCGGCTCGTAGACTGCTGGAGCGAGACGAAGCTGAAGCTCTTGAATTTCGGCGTTGGTGGCGTCTCCTGCAATGCGCTCGTCAATGAGAGCGGTCGTGGTTGGGATGAGTCGAGCGAAGTTCCCTGTGATCGCGCCCTGCGTGCCGGCCGAGTTGAAGGATACGACGAAGTTTGTCGCCATCGTGCCGTCAACGGACACTTTGCCTGCGGCGGTGATCGTTGACAGTGAGTTGAGCGCGGACGAGATCGCGCCTGCGGTCGCGCTGTATGCTATCGCGCCGCTGGTCTGGCCGCCGAAGGAGAGAGTAAAAGTGCCGCTGGCTGGCGTTCCTGTGCGGCTGCCTACGCCAAATTTTACGCTAGTGCCGGTGTAGTCGATCACGTTGAACGGTGCGGATACGTTGCCTGTTGCTTCCAGAAAGTACAAATTGATCGCGCCGTTGTCGCCCTTCACGAAGCGCGGAGTTGTAGCCGGTGCAAGACTCGTCAAGCTCGTCGCCAGCCTGCGGTTCGTTGTGTCAATAAAAAGATCGCGTGCCATTTATTCGGGTGTTTTGTCAACAGCTCCCCATTTGCCGAGCGGACACCTTTCGGTTGCCATGCGGAGTTTGGCCCAAGTGCTGCAGCCGCACTTGCGGCAGCGGCCCGTGGCGTTGAGTGCCTGCGCGTCCCATTCGGGACAGGCGCGGCAGGTGGCTTCGCGGGTTGCGAGTGCTTCGGGTGGGGTGGTCGCGAAGCCTGCGCGAGCGAAGCGGTGCGCGGCGTGGCCGAATCGGGCAAGCATTTCAACTCTTTTTTGCTTGGAATCTAATAATTGTTTTATGGCGTAAATGGAGTCCATACATCCCCCCCTTCAAACAGACCTTGATATACTTGCTTCGCGGTTAATCCACCAGCACTCGGATCTTGAAAGCTACAAGGCCGTAACTGATATCTCCAGTTAGTCGCATAAGTCTGATTGAAACAATCATTGGGATCTACGGTAATTACATTTTCAGTGATTATTGCTGTGTCTAAAAAGAAAAAAGATGGCTTATTCGGGTCTTTTGCAATCGCGAGAGAGTAGATGCAATCAAATTGTATCCAAGTCCCGCCCCATTCTTTTTCAGGGGAACCGTCGATCAAACATGGAATTTCCTCATTAGGTGTTAAAAATTTTGTTATTGAAACATCATAATATATATAATCGGCGTCTTCACTGTTCTGGATTATCTTGTAATTCAAAAGCGGATAGCCTGTTTCCTCTATTGGCACCGTGAATTGTCCCGACCAGCTCGGTGTCGAGATATTGAAATTGTATGCCAAGGAGATGGTTGTTGTCTTTGCAGCCTCAATAGTAAAATCACACCCACAACACGCGCACTCCACAGCGCGAAGGCCGCCGTCGCTCTTTGTCTTGATAAGCCCGGCTGGTGTGCGACCTAGAATCATGGGCACTCCTCGGTTGCGATCCACGTCAACGCGCCGTCCACCGCGCCGAGGACGTATGTCCCCGTTGTTGGTGGCGTTGGGATGTCCTCTTTCCAACTTAACGCCCCGCCTGTCGAGGCGAGCACCCTATTTCCGTCGTTGTTTATCGCTGGGATTTTAAGCTTTCTAGCAGAAAAACCAAGCTGAGTCGTAGGCTCAATCAACGACTCGTCGGCAACCAATTTCGCCCAAGCGAAATTTTGCATCAGGTTATTCGCCGAAATCGGAGACGTCGATTTGCCCTCTGTTATCCTGTCGCGAAAATCGTTTGGAAAATCATTCATTTTTAGCTTTCAAGGCCGATCAAGGCCACCCAACGACTTGATAAACCAAATTAACAGTTGCAGATTTTAATGCCAGTCCCCAAGTCACTGTTACCTCGTCATAGCTGCCAAAGCTGGATCGATTTATGTTCATGATTTCAACGAGGCCAGATATGGACGCCTCAAGTGTTCCGGGTATGTATTTTGAATATGCTCTATACGTAATTGGCGGGTATGGATAAATCTTGCTCGGATGCTCCTGCCCTGAATCTAGCAAAAAAAGTGCCTCAAGCTCGGCAACCGAGAATTGCTGTCCGCCAGTGTAACTGCTAGCACTCAAAATTTTTGTTTTGAGCGTCTCTTCTGGAAAATTCAAAGAAGTGACCGAGTCGGTCGGCAGCATCGTGAACCGTCGCGTAATAGTGTCGCATAAAACGCTCAGCTTAAGAGTCGCGCCCAATCCATCGAAAGGGGCACTTGAGCTTGACGGCAAATATTTAATGGTGGTGAATAAGTCGCACGACGATAGTTGCGCTCCCAGCACGCTTGGGATGGGTGTGACCGTATTCGGACTTGTGACCAAGGTCGCGTAAAATCCAGAGACGGTAAAAGTCGTGAACCCATCCGTCTCGTCTTTGCGCGTAGCTTTTTCGCGGATCAAAAAATCCTCGCGATCCGGAAGGCGAAGCCCTGCGGCAAGCGTCGGCTCAAGATCGTCCGCCTTTGTCGTGCGGCATTTGTAGGTGCAATCGACGCGACTTAGTCCGCTGTCGAAATTTTGCCTTGATACGCTTGTTAAAATTAAGCCGTCT